AAGTTTTCGGGAACCGACAACGCTGGTCGCTTCGTTGTAACCTTCAACGATGAAGCAGCGAATGCCCCGACACTTGAACCGCTCACTCCGTCCGATATGGATAAGCAGTTCGAGGTATTAAACAAATCAATCCAGCAAGAGATATTCATCGCACATCGTGTAACGAATCCAGCGTTATTCGGTGTCAAAACCGAGGGCCAACTCGGAGGAAGGACTGAATTAGTCGAGGCCTACGAACTATTCAAGGCCACCTACGTCAACGACCGGGTCCGCAAAGTGGAGCGGATGATCAACTACTTGGGATCCTTCAATGGCGTTGAGGGTATGGAACTGATCCCCGTAGAGCCTATCACGGAGCGACTAAGCGAACAAGCCCTGTTGCAGATAATGACCCAAGACGAACTTCGGGAAAAGGCAGGCCTGCAACCCTTGGAGAAACCTGCCGACGTGGTTGGACCTAATCCCCAACCCGACGAGCAACCGCAAACCGTGGAGCAGTTGTCGAGCAACGACAACATCAAGAAACTATCGGGCCGTGAGTACCAAAACCTCATGCGAATCGTCAGGCAGTATATGCAGGACAAAATCACGCTGGAGATGGCTCGGACTATGCTCTCGGCTGGATTCGGCCTGTCTGCTCAAGAGATTGACACGATGCTGGGCGTTCAGTCCCAAGAGTTCAGCGAACCGACTTGGGGCCAAGATGACGACGAGGACTACGGATGGGGCGAGGAAGAATTCAAGGTCTTGGAAGTGGTTGCAAGTAAGTTTGGAAGCCATGCAGACGATTACCACGTCATGCACTCCAAGCCAATGCGGTTTGACTCCAACATAGACGAAAACATCCGCTTGGCCTTTGCCGAACTGGGCGAAGAAGAAAAAGAATTGGACCTCAAGATTGAAGCCTACCGCAAAAAGAACCGGGACGCATCGGTTGAAGAAATGGCAAAGGAGTTCGGAGTGAGCAAGGCGAAGGTTGCCAAGCGAGTCGCCTACCTAATCACAAAAGACCGCTACCCAATCAGCAGGGCCGTGGACAAGATAGCCGAGCAAAACCTGCCAAAGAACGTGAAGGAAGTTGCAGAGCCTGTACTGGAGGTCCGCTACAAGTACGCATGGGCCACAGGTTTCAGCAACAAGGACAAAGGCTCCAGCCGTGAGTTCTGCAAGGTCATGCTGGACTTGGCCGGGCAGGGCAAGGTTTACACGAGGGAGGACATCGACGGGATTTCTGCAATCATGGGCTACTCCGTTTGGAATCGCAGGGGCGGTTGGTATCACACGCCCAGCGGAGTGAATCGGCCGCAATGCAGGCACGTATGGGAGCAGCAGTTGGTAATCCGCAAAGGCAATAAAATCAGCAAGGCATGAAGGCACTATTCATAAGCGAAGAAACGCTGCTCGACAATAGCATCATCAACGAGAACGTATCCTACACCCAGATACGTCCTACGGTTGTCAAGGTGCAGGAGATGCGGATTCAGCCCATCGTTGGCTCTCCGTTGTATGGGGAATTGGTTACGCAGGTCGTCAGCGGTTCAACGTCTGCCCTGAACCAAACGCTCTTGGAGGACTACATTCAGCCTGCAATGATTCAATGGCTTTACTACGAGTTGCCAATGGTGTTGGCCTTCAAGTACATGAACAAGGGGATGGTCCGTAGAACGAGCGAAGAGTCCTCGCAAATGAGCATGGAGGAAATCACACGGCTCACGGATAAGGTCAAGAACGATGCCGAGTGGTACTCCGAACGCATTACCCGCTACCTCATGGAGAACCGCAACGCCTATCCTCTTTGGAACTCACCTCCGTCTGCTCTTGACACCATCTACCCGAACGCAACCAACTACCGAACCGGGATGGTCTTGGACCGCAACAGGAGGATGGGAATCAGCAACCTTGACTACCCCTACCCTTACGGACAATTCGGGGCGTGTAACGACTGCTAACGATGGGCGCACACAAGAAGAACATACTGAAACTGCAAAACTATGTCTTGGATAAAAATCAAGCAGGCTCTCTTGGACCTTGCCAACAACCACCCGCAAGTAAACTCCTTCGGGACGGGCGACCCGCTTGCAATCGGCACGGACAACACCATCAACCTTCGAACCCCAAGCCGTGAGCGAATCGTCTATCCGCTCGTTTTTGCGGATGTTCAGTCAGCAACTACTGACGCTGGTACTTTGGACTTGGTGGTTGGGGTTTACTTTTCTGACCGTGTTGAGTCCATTAAGCCGATGGGCGGAGTGGTTTCGGGCAGCCCTACGCTGGGTTGGCAGGACAACGAGGATGAGGTCCTAAGCGACCAACTGCAGGTAGCACAGGACTTCATATCAGCCCTTACAAACGACCCGAACGAGGACTGGACCCTCTCATCCAGCGTATCGCTTACCCGCTTCGTAGAGAGCCGGGATGACCGCACGGCAGGGTGGCAGGCGACGATGACTTTTGAGATTCCATACTCTCACTCCGTTTGTGAAATTCCCACATAAAAGACATTTACAATTAAACGCTAAAAAATGCCTACACCCATATTGCAACAAATGCTCGGACAGGGCGGTACGATGGAGTTTATCAACGGAGCCGTAAGCGGTAAAGTTTACGACTTCTTGGTAGTCAACGCCGCTGCCACATTTACAACCCTTACTGGAACTGGAAGTGAGAACCTGATAACCGCTTACAACTTGTCGGGCGCATCCATATCCGCTGGTATCGTGATTTCAGGACGCAACGGAGGCAAGATTACTGCCGTTACTCCAAGCGCAGGTTCCGTCATCGGTTACACATTCCTGTAATGCTGATAGGCTACGGTTACGGCTATCCTCGCTCGATGCAGTTTGGCAGCAGCCCTGCCTTGACCGCTTGGAACGCCTTTAATTCAAGGGCTACGGCTGACGGGGCTACCGCTGCCGAGGCTGCCGTGAATGGCTGCTTGTTCACACGATTCGCTGCAATCTTCAACTTCTAACAATGCCGACCCCATCGCTAATCCTCGTTCCTGCACGCTTTAAGACAGGCAAACTTTACACCCCAGTCGCTACGACTTCGGGTGGTTTGGTCCTTGGTGCGTCAGGCGACTTTAACGTAACCCGAAACACGACTGCGACCCGTGTGAATGCAAACGGCTTGATTGAGTCGATGGCTTCGGGGATTCCTCGTTTGGATTACTACACCAGCGGAGGAACGGCTGGCTGCCCTGCGTTGTTGGTGGAGCCGAGTGCGCAGAACTTGGCCCTGCATAGCCGAGATTTAACAAATGCCGTTTGGTCAGGAACTACTGTAACAACCGCAAAGAATGCCGTTGGTGCAGATGGAGTTGCATCAGGAGCCACGACAATAACCGCAACCGCTGCAAGTGGAACGGTCCTCCAAGCCTTATCTCACGCATCGCAGAGCCGTGTTTTTTCGGCATACATTCGCAGGGTAACGGGTACGGGGGCCATCGAATTAACAACCAACGGAGGAACGAACTGGACTACGGTTACAATTTCAAGCCTTTACACGCAAGTTGCTTGTGCTGCTCAAACGGTTGCAAGTGGAACAATCGGCATTCGAATGGCCGTGAGTGGCGACGTGATTGAGGTGGACTTTACACAAGGCGAGGTTGGCCCTGTTGCTACATCGCCCATCTCCACAACAACCACCGCACCTGTAACCCGCAACGCAGACGTGATAAACCTATCAACGGCCAGCGGATGCATCGGGCAGACCGAGGGGACAATTTACGCAGAATTAGATTTTAGCAGAGCCATTGCGTCTATTGCAATTATAGTTGGAAATTCAAGTAATGAGAATTTCCGAATAAGAAAAGCCGCAAATTTTGGTGTATTAGTTCAAGCGGTAAATGTTTCAGGGGCTGCGACTTTATTTACTTCGCCAGCAGCCTCCGCAGGGATTTACAAAGTAGCCTTTGGGTATAAGAACGGGGAGTATGCCATGAGCATTAACGGAGCAGCAGTTTTGACAAGCAGTAACTCAACCAACTTTCCTGTAAACGGCCTCAACGTCATAAGTTTAGGCGAAACTGTTGGTGGCGTGCCTTATTTCAACGACCGCATCCGTGCGGTTGCGCTATACACCACAAGACTCACCAACGCTGAACTCCAATCGCTTGCAACCCTGTAACGATGGCTACCTTCCGCAAGTACGCATTCCCCAAGCAGGCCAACGCTGACAAGGTGCTGGCTCTATGCACAGGCACGACCGCTGCGGTTGACCTTGGGGTCTTGGACAAGTTCATTGCCTACGACATCCTTTGGGAAGGCGACGCACCCGAAGAGGCTACCCAGTACGAAACTTGGCCCAAGCCCTGCGGAGTCCACGCCTTTGCAGGTTGGGAGGCACAATACGAAGCCGACTACAACGCCAACAAACCCAAGACCAAATGAGATTATTCCGCAAACGCAACCCCGAAACACCCGAAACCCCAAAACTCCCTTTTATGAAATCAGCAGTCATCGCTCTCCTTCGCCACCTGTTAACCTTCATCGGTGGAACCCTTGTCGCCAAAGGCATCATCGATGCAGCCACTCTTACCGAAATTATCGGTTCCGTATTGACCTTGCTTTCAGTAGGTTGGATGGCCTTGGATAAAACAAAGGGTAAGGAGTGAACCTGATAGAAACCACCATCGTCGGGAGCGTTGCAGCAATCGTCGGTGGGGCGGTCGCTTGGTTCACCAAAGGCCGTGTCGAATCGGACTCCCTGCAAGTCAGGCAAGCCCAAGCGGTCCTCGCTATGTGGCAGGCTACCAGCGAGTCCCAAAACAAAGAATTAACACAACTTCGCAATGAGGTCGTAAGTTTGCGTCAACGACTTGAGGAAATGGAACATACCATCCACTCCCTCCAAGCCGAGAATGCCAAACTTAAAAACCTCTCATGATCCTACCAGCCACCAAGCATACCCGAAATATCCACGAAGTAACCTGCCAATCAGGGCAGGAGTTCTTACTTGTCAGCGACCTGCATTGGGACAATCCTCATTGCGATAGAGGCTTGCTGAAAAACCATTTAGACGAAGCCGTCAAGCGGAATGCTGCCATCATACTCAATGGCGACACCTACTGCTGCATGGGTGGGAAATATGACCGCCGAGCCGACAAGTCCCTGATTCGTCCCGAACACAACACCGACCGTTACTTTGACGCTATCGTGGACACCTCGGTGGAATGGTTCGCTCCCTACGCCAAAAACATCTTGTTGATAGGCTACGGCAACCACGAAACCGCTATTATCAAGCACGGAGAAACGGACCTTCTGCAACGCTTCGCAAGCACCCTCAACTACTCCACAGGGTCAGCGGTTCAAGTTGGCGGTTACGGAGGAACCATTGACATCCGAGTGCTTCACGATACAATCCGTGGAGTCAACTTCGTAGTGCATTATTTTCATGGGCATAGTGGGGGAGGGGTGGTTTCGCGCGGAGTAATTCACGATCAGAGGCTCCTTGCCGGGACCGAAGGCTACGACTTGACTTGGATGGGCCACGTCCACGAATTATACTACCACCAAAACATGGTTCACCGCTATGACCGCTCAACCAAAACCCTCATTCAAAAACCTATTCACCAACTTCGTACGGCTACTTACAAGGAAGAATGGGACGGAGGCTACATGGGCTTTCATACTGAGCGAGGAAGAGGCCCGAAGCCTTTGGGAGGCTATTGGCTGAAACTGGAAACCTCACGGAATACCAGCAAAGACAACAAGGGTCCCGAACTTCAAGTCCACGCCACCTTCACCCCAGCGGATAGGTTGTACTAACCGGCAGCGGTCAGGTATAGGTAGCCGTACTCTTTCTCTGCGTTAAACTGGGGGCAGGCCTTGGTAACGCCCGGAAAGTCCCTGTGTCCGCATATCCTTGCGGTAGGATACTTCTTGAGCCAATCAAGCAGCACCACGGCTATCGCTTGACGCTGGCCGATACTACGGTCATCTTTGTCCTTGCCTCCGATGTAGGACACATGAAGGCTCGTAGCGTTGTGGCCCTGCACTCCGTTGGTGATGGCACTATCAGGAGCCAAGACCGTTACATTCCCAGTCGAATCAATGATCCGATGGTAGCCCACCGACTTCCAACCGAGGGCCTCCTTCCAATGCTTGCGGATTGAGGCGATGGTCGTGTTCTTTGGGGTGGCCGTGCAATGGACGACAAGGTGGGTGATGGTTCTCATTCTTCGGGGTTTAGTTTGTGAAAATAGTTGACCGCAACAGGGTCGGCAACATCGGGACCGCTGGATAGGTGGACCTCCTTGGTTCCCTGCCATTGAGCCATGGCCGGGTCGTAGCCCAACAACTCGCAGGCTTTCCGGTATTCCAAGAGCAGGGCGTGGTTGCCTTCAAGGTCTGCGTTGTCAATGGCTATCATGAGCCGTTCCAAGGCGTTTGTCAGGGCCTTGGCAGGTCGGAGGGAGTGGTATTCGGGCATGGGTTAGGTTTGTACAAATGTATGGAAATAGCCCCAAATCGCAATAAAGCGGGGGATGAATAATTTTTTTGCTACGAGGTGGCACAAATAGGGTTGGACTGCATTATCTTTGCTTTACAAACCAACCACTAAACCTAAACCCCAAAACCATGAGAACATCAATTTACACAAACCCAGAAGTAACAATCGCAGCTGCCGAGTTTATTAATAATAATAGAACCTTATCCTATATTGGGATGAAAGGGAACGACACCTACTACAACGTAAACGGTGTAGTTTGGGAAGTATGGCAGGATGGTTGTGGCAATTACCCAACTTCAAACGGCATAAAAATTCAGGATTTTAAACTCTAACCAACCGAGGGGTGCGACTCGCCAACGCACATTCTTTTAACCTCAAACCTCAAAACCATGAACCACGAAACCCAAGCCAAACTCAAAGCAGCTCTCGTAACGGGCTACATCCTGCTCGCAACCATGACCGGCATCGCCTTCTTCGGCAGATTCATCTTCGCACTCATCACCAACTAAACCTCAAAACCATGCACAAATTCAAAACCACCAACATCAAAGGCAAGGACTACGTCGAAGTCAATCAACGCCTCCTGTACTTTCGCAACGAACCTGCCTACGCTGGCTGGTCGTTGGAATCCGAACTCGTAGAACTACACGCTGACCGCTGCTGCGTCCGTGCAGTTATCCGGGACAACGAGGGTCGCATCCGTGCTACGGGCCATGCCTCCGAGGACCGTACCTCCAGCATGATCAACAAGACCTCCTACGTCGAGAACTGCGAAACATCCGCTTGGGGCCGTGCTTTAGCCTGCATCGGTATCGGTATCGAAACGAGCATTGCATCGTCCAACGAGGTGCAGATGGCGATTGCGCAGCAGAACCTTGGCGACCTGAACGACAAACTCGGACTGGTCCCTTCCTACGACGAACTGACCACCGCAACGCTCAAGGCTGACTTCCTTGCTTTGCTTGACAAACTGCCAAAGGAGCAGCAGGCGAAGTTCATGAAGGACATCGACCACATGACCCCTGCACGATTCGAGAAAGGCATTCAATTCATCCAAAACCAACTTGCAAGACCATGAGCCTACTACAACAAATGAACGCTGACGAGTTTCGTAAACTCCTTGAGTACAAAGAAAAGTACCCGACCCTTGGCGAGAACTTGATAAAAGCCTTGACCGACAAAATTGTTGTCATTCATCTAACCGTTGATGAGTACATCAGCCTATGCGATGCCTTGGGAATCCATTGCGCCCCGGCATTAAACGAAGTATTTCAAGCCTTCAAATCCAAACCATGACCTACCCGACTCTAATTACCATCCCCAAGAGCGACATCTGCAAGGCAGAAATTGCCCTAATCGCCCAGCAACTGACCGACCGAATCAATGACGGGGAGGTCAACCCCATCGAGGCCCACATCAAACTCAAGGCAATCGTCAAGGCTCTTGAAGCCACCATCAAGGCCACCGAGCAGACCGTAGCAGACGAAGCCTCGAAGCACGGCAAGACCTTCTCCGCCTTCGGTGCAGAGATTACCCTCAAGGAAGGGAGCCTCACGCCTAATTACGAGGAAGACGAAGTGTATGCCGACCTTAAAGCACAAATGAAAGCGAGGGAGGAACTGCTGAAAATCGCCTTTCGCCAAGCCGGGAAGACCGCTATCTTTGACGAATCAACAGGCGAGCAGGTTCCAGTCTGCACCGCCAAGGCCACCAAAGCGTCCATAGCCGTTAGTTTCAAATGAGAAGAGCCTCCGATGCCGTAAGGGTTTACAGGTTGCTATGCGACCGCCCATACCGAGCCAAGCAGATCGCTGAACTGCTGGGCAACAAAGAACGCTACACCTACCGGGTGCTGCACGACCTCCTAAATTCCGGCTATGTCGGAGTAACCAAGTCTTACTATCACAAACTCGAAACCCCAACCCCAACCATTTACAACCCCCAACCATGAAAGACGGACAAACATTTGGCCAATGGTTGAACTGGAACTTTAAGACCAATGGATTCCTTGAAATTAAAGACAGGAAGGGTAATGGTGTTTACCATGAGTATTTAAATGGATATTGGGCTAAGCGTGAATTTGATTCGCAAGGCAAGGTCATCTACTTTGAAAGTCCAAATGGAATTATTATTGACAACCGCACCCCCGAAGTCATCGAACACAACGGACGCAAATACCAACTAATCCCCAACCAAAAACCATGAACAAAACAAAAGAAAGAAGGCCTGACTTAAATGAAATAGTTGTTACAACTGGTCAGCGATTTAAAGTCAAAGAAGATAGACGCACATTATTAAAACACATTCATTTTGCCAAATCAAACTCTTATGGGGTAATTAAAATTACAACTGATGCATATGAGGGTTTTGATGATTGGGACCCAATTGATGGCAATAATGAAATTCCTAATAAGTTTTTAATAGAAGATGACGTTTACATTAACCCCGATTTTATTTTATTTATTATTCCTATAATTTAACCCCCAACCATGAGTTACACCCCCCAACCCAACACCTTCACCCTGTTCGTCAATGACAAAGGCGACAACCCGAAACGCCCGGACTACCGAGGCGACGTGGTCCTTCCCGATGGAACCAAGATGCGCCTCTCCGGGTGGGTCAAGGAATCCAACGGCAAGCGATTCATCAGCGGTAAAGTAGAGCCGATCCAGCAGCAGACCAGCGGTGGAAATTTTGCACCCCAAGACGGTGATATGCCTTTTTAATTATGCAGTACATCGCAAAAATTTGGAAGCTTTCTAAGGATGAAGAAGGTCCAGTCATTAAAATACGGCAGATTTCTCGCTATTTTGTAAATGAAAAAAATGAATTGAAATATGAAAAGCACATTAAAATGCAAGAGTTTGCAGAAATAATGGATGGCTATGACCTTGTTTTAATCCCTAAGTTGCGGTAAATTTGCACCCAACATACATTTACATACATAGCCCATTTGTAATTCCAGCCAAATGGTGCTACCGATAAAGGGTTCATTCTCTAACCCCTGCCCCGGCTGCTGGAATCAGTCGGGGTTTTTTTTTCTTATTTTATGGCAGAAATATCAATGTTCAAAGCGTCCACCAATGGCGGTGTGCGAAACAATGTCCCCGAAGACCATATGCCCTTTGTGCAGTACATACAGGACATCAAAGATGGCATCTACTACACGGAGGTCATGGCCTACCGCAAAGCCAAGACCGAAGAAACCAAACGCAGGCTTTCAGCCGTAACTCCAAGCGGCAAGTTCAAGAAGCAGGGCAAGGAAGGCCTTGAAACGCATTCCGGTATCATCTGCATCGACATCGATGCCAAGGACAACGAAGGCGTTGACGTACTTGCAATCCGTCAAGACGAACACCTTTACGCACTGCATCAAAGCACCGGGGGGCAAGGCTATGCAGCCTACTACCGCATCGAGCCGGACCGACACCTGGACGCTTTCTTCGCTTTGGAGAAACGCCTGGCAGACCGTTACCACATCATCGTGGATCCTGCTTGCAAAGACGTGAGCCGGTTGCGGTTCGTAAGTTTTGACCCGGACGCATTCATCACCGACAAACCCGTTCCGGTATTTAAGACCTACCTACCCAAGGCCAAGGCTGCACCAGCCCCAAAGTTCTACCCACACGGTGAACACGATGTCGAACACATTCTCCAACAAATCGAAGCCAAGCGATTAGACCTGACGGATTCCTATGCCGATTGGGTCAAGATTGGCTTTGCCATTGCTGCAAAATACCATGAGCCAGGTGCAGACCTGTTCCACCGAGTTAGTGCTATGTCCCCCAAGTACAACCCGGAAGCCTGCGACAAAAAGTACAAGCAACTTTGCAACTCCAAGCAGAATCAAGTATCCTTTGCTTCCTTCATGTGGCTTGCTAAGAATGCAGGGGTAGAGATTCAAACCAAGACCACCAAGCACATCGTGTCCACAACCAAGTCCCACCGCATGCGTGTCGGGACCAATGGCGGTCCCAAGGACATCAACGCAGCAACCGAAGCAGCGGTCCGGGTACTTCGGGAAATTGACAACATCGACATCGATGGCCTTGAAGAAATTGTCGCCAACACGATGGCACTCGATACCACGGAACTGAAATCCGCTGACACCGAGGATACACCGATAAAGCAGATAAAGGCTTTCTTGCGTTCATTCGACCTAAAACGCAATGCAGTAACCCGTTGCATTGAATACAAAGGCCAACCCATTACCGATGTGGACCTGAACAATATTTACGTTGACTGCCTCGAAGCCTTTGGCAAGAAGGAGGTCAACATGCAACTGGTCGGGGCCATAGTGGATTCGGACTTTACACCGACTTACAATCCATTCACCCAGTTCTTTGCCAGGCACGGCCATCGCAATCCTACCGGGTGCATCGAGGCCCTGACCAATACCATCCGAACAACCAACCAGGACCATACGTTTGTGCAACTCTGCATCACCAAATGGCTCTGCTCGGTCATCGCAAGTATGCACGGGGAATACTCCTTGACCATCCTGGTGCTTTGTGGCGACCAGGGTATCGGCAAGACCAACTTCTTTCGTAACCTGCTGCCCGATGAACTTCGGGCCTATTACGGGGAATCCAAACTGGATGCCGGGAAGGACGATGAAATTCTCATGTGCAAGAAGATCATCCTCTGCGATGACGAGTTCGGTGGCAAATCCAAGCAGGAAGCCAAGAAACTCAAGGAACTGTCCTCCAAGCAGACCTTCAGCATCCGCAAGCCCTATGGCCGGGTCCATGAGGAATTGAACCGCTATGCGGTCCTTTGCGGTACAAGCAACGACGAGGAAGTCATCAACGACCCAACGGGCAACCGTAGGATCCTGCCCATTGTGATCAGTGAGATTGACTGGGATGCCTATGCAGCCATCGATAAGACGGACCTGTTCATTGAAGCCCTCCATTCCTTTAAATTGAACGGAGCCGATGCCTGGCAACTATCTAAGGCTGAAATCAAGATGCTGAACAATCACACCATGCACAACGTGCAGCCGGCTATCGAGAAAGAAATGCTCCTAAACCTGTTCACCATCCCGATGGATTATAGCGACCCCTACGGCAAGTGGATGAGCAATACCGAAATCAAAGACCTCATCGAAACCTGCACAAAGCAGCACATCAGTTCGCACAAACTCGGAGCGGTCCTAAAGTCCCTTGGCTGTAAGAAAATGACACGACGGGAGCGGAATTTTCTTCCGTGCTACTTTTTGGTGAAAAATTCCGATAAAAGTGACTACGCCCAACAAGTTGATACTAAGCGAC